CCTTGGGCCAAGGCTATCTTGAGCCGGGTGCCGCTTGACCCGTTGACCCTGATCACCTGACCCTTGGTCATCGGGCTACCGGTGTCGTTGTAGCACAACACATGAAGGTCGGTGCCGATCAAAGCAGGGACATTGCCTCCGGCCAGACCAACTTGAGGGGAACCCTCGGTGCTGTCCCACAGCATACGGCCAGCGGCGGGTGCGCTGGTCGGGGTGGTGTCAAAGTCTATCGCGTCAACCTGACCCAGCTTGCCGTTGTCGTCCAGCAGAACTGTGCTGTTCTGGATCAGCTTGCCCGTGGTGAGGTTGTACCTAGTTATGGCGTTGTCTGTTGCCGATGCTGGGCCAACAACGTCTCCTGTCGCCGCTGCGCTGCTGCGCACGAACGGGTCGGTGGCGCCATCGAGGATGGTGCTTGCCTGGTCCGGCGTCAGGTCTTGCGGGTCTCCAGTGCCAGCACCTGCAGCACGGCCCTTGACCGTGCCTTGTGCCATGTCCGACAGCTTGGCGTTGGTGACGGCCCCATCGGCCAGCGTGGTATTGACGGTCAGCGTTGCCATTAGGCTGTGATAGTTATGTTGAGCGTGTTGTTCACGCACGGGTCCACGTCATTGATGGTCTGGACGAATGAGCCATTGACATTCACGGTGATGTCATAGTCGCAGGCCGTTCCGCTGCTCGGGCATTCATCAGTCCATCCGCTGTCCGGTGCCGTGCCTTGCTCCACAAATACTGCCATCTCGCGCACCAGCCGGTCAGCAAGATCCGTGTCGATGTTGGTCGGGCTGGTCTGCTCATAGACCGTGACGTTCCAGTTGCCAGCAGGGGATAGCGTCACCTCGCCATCGGCAGCCACAGCACCGCTCGCTACCTCATCGAAGGTGAGCGTGACCATCGCACCGGTGGCATTGCCTGCCTGCACCACGCAGTAGGCATTGCCGTTGCGCTCAGGGTCGTTGAAGTGCAGGAGCCAGTAGGATGGCGATAGCGTCTCACGAGCCATCACCGCCAGCGTGTTGCTACTGCCGCGCTCAATTACCATCGCAGCACTCGCCGTATTGGTTCACGTTGCGGTTGGTCTGGTCCGGTGTGCGGATGCCGTACGGGTACTGCCACCGCGACTTGCGGGTGATGACGCCACCAGGGTACATCTTATTGACCCGCTCCTCCAGCTCCACGTTGTCGTTGTAGCTGGGGTAGGTGGTCACGTTCTCGTCAAGGAACTTCAGCAGCCGCTCGTATCCTGCATCGGCTGCGCTGCGGGCCTGCGTCACCTGCATGCTCAAGGTCTTGGCATCAACGCTCTGATAGTCGCCACCGTTGACGCTATGCACGCCGTTGGCCGTCGGCTCGGCATACATCCGCGGCAGGCTGTGCTGCATCGTGCGCCATGCCAGCGGTCCCTTGACGTAGGTCAGGAGCGACAGCAGGTCGGTCTCGGTCGCCAGCGTGGGGTCCGCCTGGATGGCCGTGTCCAGCTCATCGTAGAGCGTGCGGCCCAGCACCTTCTCCAGCTCCTCCTGCGCCAGCTTCATGAAGGGTGCGAGCTTGCGGTCGTCGACCGTCTTGGAAAGCCCGCAGATGCTGCGCACCGTGGCAAGGCTTATGATCTGTGTCTCACAGCAGGCCATCAGTCGTTGGTGTTGTTGGTGTGTCCACGGGCACCTTGCCAAGATCATCGCGCATCGGCTGCGAGATAAGGCCCGGGATGATATTGCCACGCTCGTCGTTGAGAGCAGGGAGGTCCATATCGTCGCGCAGCTCGTCGATGGTCATGGTGCGCAGGCGCACAGCCTCTGCCTCCGCCGCGTCATCGAACAGCTGGAGCGGCACGATCTCGGCATTCCACACCGGGATGCCCTCCGCATTCATCAGGCGCACCAGGTCCTTAGTGATCATCTGCTGCTTGGGCTTCACGAAGCCCTCGATGAACTGGTCAGCAGCGGCCTTCATGGCATTGCCTGCCGAGGTCAGACCACCCACTACGTCCATCCGGTACAGCAGGTCCGGCACACCATAGCCGCGCACGATGACGACCTCAGCAGCCTCTCTGATGGCGTCCAGCTCCCCGGCGTGGTCGCCACGCGCCAACACGTTCAGCAGCGGCGCGTTCTCGTCCTGCGTGCCGAATGTGTGGAAGATGCCACGTCCGTTGGCACCGGTGTAGGCATCCTCGATGTCCTTGTCGTACTGCTCGAGGTCCTTGGTGTCTGCAGTAATATAGGTATGCAGGTGGACCGTCGGCTTAAAACCGGTATCAATCTGCGTCCTGTTGAACACCGGCACCTTGGCCCATACCTCCGCGTCAGGCACCGCAGGCAGCCACCACGGCTCACCGTAGTAGTCCCTGTTCTGCTTGTAGGTCTTCGAGTAGAGAACGGCGCTGGGCACACGCTCATCCATCCTGAAGGCCGGCAGCTCGATGGGACGGTACCGCACCACGGCACCACCACGCGCACCAACCTCCTTCCAGTTGGCGCTCCAGTAGTAGTTAGCCACCTTGCCTTCCATCAGCTTGCCGCTGCGCAGGCGTGACACGTCAAGGTGGTCCACACGCACGATGCCACCACCGAAGCCACGACGCACCACCCAGCTCTTCGTGTTCGCCAGCGCAATGTCCAAGGCCGTCGCATGCAGGAAGTCCTCCTCGGTGGTATCGGTCATCCACTCCTGGAACTTGCGCTGCGCTGCCTCCACCTCGTTGCCCTCCTCGTCCACGAACCGGATGCCACGCCCTGCAATGAAGGATGCCGTCATCTCGATGCACCGCTGCAATGGGACGCAGTTGTCCGCCAGCGTCCTCATGTTCTCAAGGAACAGGTTGTCGGCACCGAAGTATACCCACGGGTTGCCCGTGTAGCGCTCTTCCACGAGCGGTGCGCTGGTGCCTTCCTTGAGGTAGGCGTAGAACTTGGGTAGGCTCATGATTACAAAAAGGGGCGGGCTGTTAGACCCGCCCCAGCTTTGTCAGTTGTTGCCACTTAGGCCAGTACGATGAGGCCGTTGATGAACACCTTGGGGGCGCACTTCTGGAGCATCGCCACCATCTTGTCATCCTTCAGCATCTCGTTGGTCACCTTGATGGTGCCGTATTGCGTGGGCACGTCCAGCTGCTTGGTTTTGCCAGCCAGCTTGTATCCTTTGTAGGTCTTCTCAGACATGGTCGTCAGGTATTAGGTCGTGCTCTCGTAAGACTGAAGCAGGGCCAAGGTAGTGCTCTCGTTCGTATCCCAGAAGTGGGGGCACGGCTCGCTCATGTTCTCGGCGCGGATGCTGAACATGTTGCCCACCTCAGCCTGGTCGGACGTGCCGACGTGGCTGAACAGCTTGGCACCAGCGTCCTTGCCGATAATCTTGAACACGCCAGCCTTCAGCTCAAGGATAGCCACGATGTCGGGACCGGCCAGCGACTCAATGAAGTTGCGCGCGGTGATGCCGAGGTCGGCCACCTTGCCGCTGAACTCATGGTACCAGCTCTTAGTCTCAGGGTCGTACTCCTCACGCCAGATGACGCTGTCCTTGTCCAGCTTCAGAGCGAAGAGGCCATCGCCAGCACCGAACGTCAGAGCGTCATACTGATTGGGCGTAGCCGAAGAACCCCATGCGAGGATCTCTTCAAGGTTAGCCAACCAGATGCGGTTGTGATAGACACCGGCTGCAACCTGGTTGCAGTTGTTCTCTCCTGCGAGGAACCCACCGGTAAGAAGTGAACATGCGCTCATGCGTTGTGGTGTTCGGGTTGCACCAGCGCAGCCTTACGGGGCTGCGCTGGTCTCACCCATGGTTGGTTAGGAAGCAGGACCCCAGTACTTGATGGAGTTGCCAGACAGGTCGCGGAAGCCCACGCCAGCCTTGAAGCGGAATTTCCACCAGATGTTCTCCTGATACTGGTCGAGGCCCATCACGATGTTCGTGAAGTCACTCTCCAGATCGAGGGCAGCCACGAAGTTGCCGCGACGGCTGAGGATGATGGTGCCGGTGCCGGTCAGGAAGTTCTGCGTCACCACCGTCACGCGGGTGCCGGGGAAGGTGATGGCTTGGAAGGTCCCAGCGTTCAAGGTGTCCAGAGCGGGCACCAGGGTGTTGCCGCCGTAGAGCTTGGTGTAGTTCTGCTGCAGGAGCAGGAACTCCTGAGGGCTCATCACGATCACAGCGTTGCCGCTGATGATCTCGGAGGCGAAGTCCACATCAGCGATGGCCGCATTCAGCAGGCTCACGCAGATGTTGTACACGCCAGCGGCGTCGGTGCCAGCGCTGCCACCGCTCGTCGGGGTGGAGGTGCCCACGTTGCTCGCGCCGAAGTTGGCAGCGTAGATGAGGTCCGTCCAGCCGCTGCTGATGAAGTTGGTGGAGCCGGTCCACATCGCGGAGCCGATAGCCTTGCCAACCTCACCGGCCACGCTCTGCATGATGCCAGCCTCGAAGGCGCCCAGACCGGTATAGTGCTGACCAGCGGTCAAGCCCTGCGCCGTGTAGTAGTCCTCCAGACCATGCACGCAAATCTGGTCGCGCACCAGGCCCTTGCTCAGGCTGATGCTCGACTGGCTGATGGTGCTGTCGTTGTTGCCGTCGATGTCGGTGAAGCAGCTCGCGCCATCAGCGATGGTCACAGAGGTGGAGAGCTTGGGCAGCTTGATGGTGTCGGCCTTCACGCCGGTGATCACCTGCCCATACTGCCGCACGAAGGGCAGCACGTCGTTCGACGCTACTGCGTCGAGGTAGAAGTCAAGCCTGGACTCGTCGGTCCATTGGCTCAACCCGCTGTACACTAATGCCATGTCTAAAAGGGGTTAAGGGGTTAGTTCTTCTTGATGCCGATCTTGCGGTCCAGACGGTCGAGCGTCTGTGCCATGCGCTCGGCGTGCGCGGTGGCAGGGTTCATCGTCGGCTTGACGGGAGCGCCCGGCACCACCGCCGTGGGCTGTGCGTCGCTCACCACCGGCTGCTCCAGCGGCGTGGCCTTGAGGGCCTCCACCTGCTGCACAGCCTGTGCGGCTTTGGCCTCTGCCTCGGCGACCTTGGCAGCATCGGCGCCGGCCTCGGTGGCCTTAGCCTCTGCAGCTTCCACGGCGGCGTTGGCCTCGTCCAGCTGGGCACGCAGGGCCTTGACCTCTTGGGTCAGGCTTGCCACGATCTCGCCGTACTTGGCAGCCACGTTCACCTTGGCCTTGATGTGCCCGCGCACCGCAGCCTGCACAGCCTCGGTCACGCTCAGGGGCACCTCCACCTCAATGACCTCCTCCGGCTGCTCGTCGCCGGGGTCGGTGGTCGGCGTCTCCACCACCTGCTCGGTGATGGTCGTCTCCACCACCTCCTCGGTGGCGGTCTGCATTACTTCTTCCATCGTCTTCATGGTGTTAAGGCTTGCCGCCATCTTCATGGGGTCGAAGACCACATCGGCGAAGCCCATGTCCTTTGCTTCCTGTGCGCTGAGGAATGTCTCGTCCTCCAGCATCTTCTTCACCTTATCCTTGCGCATCCCCGTGCGAGCCGAGAAGATGTCCACCTGCCGCTCGTTGATGGAGGCAAGCACATCATCGCCCTCGCCATCCACCACGCTGTAAGCGTTATGGATCATGAGGAAGGCACCTGCCGCCATCTCGGTGTTCTTGGCACCTGCCGCCACGATGGCCGCACCGCTGGCCGCAATGCCATAGATGCGCACCGTCACGTCACGGTTCTTGATGAAGTCGTAGATGCCGAGCGAGGCGAACGCGTCACCGCCACCACTCATCATGGTGATGGTGGCAGGACGGTCCCTAAAGAAGTTCAGAGCGGCGATAATGTCTGCCGCCGTGTAGCTGGTGATCTCGCCAAGGATGGCAAGCTCTACGCCCTGCTCAGACTGCTGACACCTAATGTTGGATGGCCGCATGAACACAAAGGTCCAGCGGACAAATAGGCAAAGGGGCCGAACCTTTAGGCCACCGAGCGCCTAATTATGTACTGCACCGTGGAGCGGGTCATATCGTACTCAAAGGCAAGGTCGAACTCCACTTGCCGCGTACTTGTGGCGCTATTCGCCAGCCGGTCATAGAACAACTCATACACCACGGCGCGGCGCATTAGGCCATCGTCCAACGCCCCACAGGTGTAAAGGCTATTGATGACCTGCTCCACGATTGGGCTGTCACCGTGCTTGTCTTTGAGGATGCTGATAAGTTCGTCGCGGACCTTGCTCATAGGGTTGCTCGTGCTTCGCGCACCGCCACCCGGTTCTGCACCGACCGCAGGCTCTCAATGGGCAGGACCGGCTGTAGGTTCATCGTGGACATGGCAGCGGCGTTGTTAGCTGCCAAGATACTACTGCTGTCGAGAGTGGCCTGCACCAGTCCGCCGGTGGCATAGCGGCCACGACCTGGTGCCGCGCTGGTGTACATGTCGCGCAGGATGTCAAGGCGGTCCACACCGATGGCACGGACGACCTCTTGTGGCAGCACATACTCGCCGCGGTGGACAACACCGGCAGGCTCGTACTTGCCGCCGGGGCCGGTATAACCACCGTCGCTGAAGCCACGCATGCGGGCAACAGCGGCCAGACCAGTGGCAAGCACCGTGGCGATGCTGGCGACCTTGTTGATGGTACCAGCAGGCTCAGGAAGTACCGTCTGGTTGCCAAGGACGCGGGCCACGCCGAGGTATGTGTTGATCAATGCCTGCGAGATGGCAAGCGCCTTCTGTGCCTCGCTGTTTTGGGCAGCTACCTGAGACAATGCACCGAGCGCATCGGATGTGGCTTGGATAGCCATGACCTCGGCCTGCCGCGATGCTGCGGCTATCTGACCGGCCTCTATCTGGTCCTGTGCCGCTTGCCGTCCTTCTGCATACGCAGCGGCCAGCTCGGCATTTGCTTGTTTGAGCCTGTTGGTTGCATCAATGGTCGGCTCTATCTGCTCAGGCTGGATTACCTGAAGCATCTGAGGCAATTCCTTCTGAGCCTCTTCTCTTGCCTTAGAAATAGCCTCAGCAGCGGCCTTCTCCTGATTGATACGATCCTGAAGGCCTTGTTGCGCGAGTTGGTTCTGAGCCTGGATATTGGCTACGACATTGGCCTGCTCTTGTTGGTCAATTTTCTTCTGCTCGGCCCTTAGCGCTTCACCTTCTTTCTCAAGCCAAGCGATGGCCTGATTGATATTCTCCTGACCAGTTAGAGCAATGAACTTCTCTTGGTCGCGCTTCCCGATTTGCTGAATGTTCCGAAGCTCTGTCTGCCTTTGTATGAGAGCTTGCTTGTCTTGCTCAAGTTGCTTGGCACGCCCTTCGGCTTCAAGGTTTAACCGTTCGGCAATCTCGGCCTTGGTCTCCTGAATGCGGCCTTGAGCCAGTCGGCTCTGTTCAGCAAGTGCTATCTGAAGCTGCTGGTCAAGCGCTATCTGCGCCTTCTTCAGTTCACTGGTATCGGCAAGCTCATTCTTAAAATCCTCGTAGGACTTGGATGCCGCATCGGTCTCGCTTCCGAAATCCATCATGGACGAGGCCAGTGCACCAAGCAATACCACCACGGCACCGATGCCGCTCGTGATTAGCGCTGCCTTCAGTCCGTTAATACCAACGCTGCCAGCCTGCGCCGCAGGACCAACAAGGCCAACCGACATCGCCAGTGCCTTTGCAGCCTTGGCACCTTCAACAAGACCGCTGATGCCCTGCTGGATAGCCATGGCCGCCTGCACCTTGAGCAGCGCCTGCTCCACCGCTTGGTTCTCGCTGCCGAACAATGCCGCAGCTCCCTGCGCGATGCTGAACGCACCGGCCACACCTTGCAGCGCCTTGCCAAAGGTCTCGACCTTGCCCTCCGCATCGATGGCCCCAATGCGAGCGTTGAGGGCCTTCTGCTTGTCGTCAAGGTCGTCAACAGCCTCAGCCGCACGACGGAACTCCTCGCTGCCTGCACCGAACGCATCGAACGCCTTTTGTGCCTCCAGCCGTGCCTCGCGTATCTGAACGCGCAGCGGCTTGATGGCTTCCTCCGCCGCCTCGCTGAACGCATCGGCCATCTTGTCCCGGAACCGCAGGCCCTCGTCCGTGAGCTTGCTCACGTCGTTGGTCAGCTCCCGCATCCGTCCGCTGTTGCCACGGAGCGCGGTGTCGAGCAGGGCTATCTCTTCCCTGTTCTGCTTCCGGACGCGGGCCAGCTTCTCCTCCTGTGCAACGAGCTGCTTGTCAACGTTGATGCCCTGCGCCTGCAGCTTCGCCAACTCCTTCAAGGCTTTCTCCTCTGCCTTGATCTCGTCGTTGAGCAGCTTCTTCCTGTCCTTGAGCTCGCCGGTGTTGACGGCCAGCTCCTTGAGTTGCTGGATGGCCTCTCCGGCATCCAGCTTGATGTTCATCACAATTTCCTTCTGTGCCATCGTCAGACAGGTATTAGCTCACACTCTACCAGGTCATCATCGCCGAACTTCTTGCCCTTGATGCTCTGGATGTACATCCACACGTCACCATGCCCATCGTTCACCAGCCGTGGCCGTGCGAAGTCGAAGCCCATGAACTCGTCATCGTACACCCTGAACTCCCCGCGCAGGCTTGGTAGCTTGCTGCGCTCAAGGCTGTTGCGCCAGAACGCATCCAATGCTCCCTGCCTCCAGTCGCTGCCGAAGTCAAGGGACTGGTCCGGTACACCATTGCCCTGAAAGTAGGCACGCGGATAGCTGGTCCGTGCCACACCATCAAAGGTCCAGTTGCCCGGCGTCAGTCCAGTGAACACAAGCATGCGCGGCTTGATGTTCAGATGGTCAACACCCTGCGAGCCGTCGTCGTCTTTCTCGATTGCCGGTATCATGAGGTCATCAAAGCGGCCCTTCGTATTGGTTGGCGCGAACTTCAATGTCACCTCTATCTCCTCTCCTATACCGCCCATCTCGTACACGCCCTCCCCCAGCGCACGGCCATAGAACTCGTCATGCTCTCTGATCTGTCTGTCTGAAGTATCATCGGCCCACCTGAAAATGTAACGCGATGGGAGGTCCGCTGCGACTTTCGTTGGCGGGTCGTTGTGGCTCAGCCGCTCGCGCCAGTCGATGCCGCTGTCGATGTCGCGCAGGTAGTCGTCCAAGTGTTGAAAGACCACCTCGTTGGTCGCTTGGTCGGTGCGCACCACCAGCCTGAAGACGTTGACCAGTGTGCTGATGATGTCAGCCACCGACAGGCTCTTGTCGATGGTGGCCGCGATGTCGAAGTCAACGCGGTCCTGCCACCCGTTCCAGCCTATGAGCTGCCCATCCATGCGGCTGCCTTGGTCGAGGACCACCGTGTCATCAGGACCGAAGTCTGCGATGGTGTACACGATGATGCGGTAGGTCTCGTTCTCCTCCATCGGCACTTCGAACAGGTCGTCAGCGATGGGGAAGCTCTGCGTGGTGACAGCACCGCCGTTCCATACCAGGGGGAAGGTCCGCGTGTCGATGGTCTGCCACGGCAGCAGTGGAGCGACATATCGCTGCACACGGAATGCCAATTGGGTTGTTGATGCAATCTGTTGTGTCGTGCCGTTGCGTGTCACGGTGAAGGACCCCGCGAACCGGAACCGATACCGTGCGCTGGTGACCGGCACATAGTGGCGGTATGTGGTGCCATCCACCACGGCCACGTTGGCCGGGTCTGTAACGCTCAGGTTGAACGGCAGGCCCTCAGCAGCATCGGCAGCTACCGATGCCAGCAGCCGGAAACTCTGCGACTCATAGTACTCGCCCCTGAAGTTGATAGGCCCACCGTTGTATGGGATGATGAGCTTCTTGAACAGCCTAGTGAAACCGCCCTGCGCCTTGACTGTGTAGCCCTGTCCCTGAAAGAAAGCCTGCAATATCTTCCACACCCTGACCGCCGGGTATAACCACTCTTCGATGACGTTGGTCGATGCGGTGAAGTTGTAGAACCTGCCGTAGTCAATGAGCGGGTACACGTCGGCCCGGTCCTCATTGACCCAGCTGTCTTCCTGCATGGTGTTCTCCACCTGGCCGCTGGTGCCGAGGTCCAAGGTATTGGCCTTGGTGTTCTTGGCCTCCGCTATCCATGTGGCATTGTCGCCATACGCCTCAATGGTGATGGTGTCGTCGTTCCATTCCACCGGCCTGCATGTCCCCTCAAAGAGGACCTGCCCCTCGTTGCCGATGCGGATGGGTACCGACGTCTCCACCTCCTCCTGCATGGATGGACCACCAAGCGCCACGCGCGTGCCGTTTGTGGCAGGCAGCTCAAAGGACGTGGACGTCGCCCCCTTGACCTTGCTGTAGTCAGTCAGCTCAGTGAGGCTGTAGCTGAACTCAGGTAGGTCGTCGGGTGCAAGGTATAGCTCGGTGCCATTGATGACGGTCCTCATGTGCGCTGGGTCTGATTGTCAACGCCGAGCTGGTACTGGATGACGAACCGCTCTTGCCTGCTGCTGTCGCTGTCGCCTGCCACGTCCGAGGTGATGGGGATGATGTTCGTCCACCATCCGGGCCGCACCTCCGTGAAGATGTTCGGACTCTCGAACATCGTCTCAGCGATATCCCTCAGCACCGCCGGCTGCAGGTATCCGCTGCTGATGGTGTACTTGCGCTGCGGGGTCGTGCGCCACACCCGCGTCTGCCACTCGTTATTCTCGAACCGCGTGGGCATGGTGGGCTTGCTGATAACCTCGCGGCGCACCGACATCTGTCTCGTCTCTTGGTCCTCGAACGTGAAGGCATCCACTGCCCCCAGCTTGTTGAGGTAGTACCACCGCTTGTTGACGCCCTTGCATTCCTTGACCGTCAGCCTGAAGCTCTCGCTGATCTGCCTCGGCCCGTTGTTAGGGTTGACGAATAGCGTCACGTCGTAGTAGGCCGTGCCAGCTGGCATGGTGAACGCAGACGGCCCCACGTTGAGGATGGCCGACTTGTAGCCGATGGCCTGCTGGTCAGGGTTGCCGTGCAGCGTCAACGTGCCAGGCAGCGGTGACCCCGTGATGCCATAGAAGGTAACATTGGCCGCGTACACCTTGGCACCGCCATCCCACAGCCACGACAGATAGAACGCATCGCCCTCGCGGATGGTCGTCTTGCCATCGCGCGGCATGTAGGTCATGAACGGCTTGCCGTTGTCGGTGATAATGCCGCTGCGGATGTATGGCACGAGGCCCTCCTCCCAGTCCAGTGTGATGTCGCCGTTGCGCTCCACCTGGTGATATGGCTGCACAGCGTTCACCGCGATGAGACCTTTGATGGTGTCGCTGCGGCCTGCCTTGGTCTTGGTGAACGTCACATTGCCGAGGCTGTCTATCACGTCCCAGCCCTCGGTCACCGTGATGCCATAGGTCAGATGGATGTAGCCATCGCCGTTTGTGATGAGGTTATCGCTGGTATTGATGAGGCTCTTGATGTCCTTGAAGTTGCGGGCCAAGAAGTCCCGGCAGTCAAGGCTCAGCTCCCACCGTCCGATGATCTCGTTGTAAACGGGCTTGATGGCGTAGGTCGTGTGGTTCTCGCCCACGATGACCTCGGCGAACATCGTGTAATTTCCATAGGTCAGCTCCAGGTCTCCGCCGCCCTCGTCCTCCACATAGGCAAGGCTACACACGAACAGGTTTGGTGCAAGGATGCGCAGCACCCTCGTCGTCTCGTTGTAGCCTGACGTGCCTGTAACCTTGAACAGGCTGCCGTTGCTGAAGGCAATGGATAGCGGCGCGTGCTCAATGAGCACGTCGTCCGCCGTCAGCCCTGCGTAGATGGTCAGCTCGTCCTCCGTTGGCCTGCGGATGGCAAGGATGGCACCAGCGAACTGACCACCCACGATGGGATAGTTATCGCTGACCCACTTGTATACCACCGGTCTATAGACCGGGGCATAGTTCTCCGCTTGCTCAAATAGGAAGAGCGCCATCAGGCAACGATGCAGTATTCAACCTCCGCCGTTCCGCTGTCTGTCCGCGCTGCCAGCTGCGTGATGCGCGAGGCAAGCACGGTGCCGGTGTCGGTCAGGTAATGGCGAGGCGTCACGAAGATACCACCGGCGATGATGTTGTACATCGCGTACCGCTTTGTGGTGTAGCTGGTCAGCTCCATGCGCACCGCCACGTCCACCGTAGATGGGTTGTACAAGATGACCATCGTGTTGTCCGGCAGGTTGGTAGCCACCACCTCGTAGGTGTTGCCCACCGTCTGCTTGCCGGTCTGGATGGCCGCCACGGTCATGGTCGCCGTGCTGCCGATGGTCTTAGTCTCGCCATCAGCCTCCACCGAGGCGCTGAAGGTCAGGGTTGCGGTTGCCATTAGCTGATCAATTTAAGACCGGTGAGGCTGCTCCACGGGGCCTGCCCGCTGTAGTTGCGCACCGTCAGGTAGTCGATGTCGTTGGTAGGCGTGTCGGTCAGCGTCGCGCTGAAGTTGACACCGCCGTTGAAGCCCCCAGCACCTGCACCGTTGTAGGCAATGAATGGGATGCCCTGCGGCAGAATGGGACCGTTGTAGTCATTCTTCGAGCTGTCGAAGACGTTGACCCGTGCCATGCCGTTCTCACCGTTGTGGACGATGCAGGTGACGGCCAGACCGCTGCTGTACACACCGGTGCCGGTGGCCGGCGTCTCCGAGGCGGCAGGATAGGAGAGCGCCAGTTCGTTGGTGCTGCCATCACCCACGCGATGGACAGCGCCCAGCAGACTCTCCACCGTGGCGGTCCTGCTCCATGTGATGTTGTTGGTACCAACGCGGCCCGTGACCGTGATGGTGATGGTCATGTCTGCCATTATCTGAGTCCTGTTTGAAGGTCGACCACCACCGTCTGGGCCATCGCCTCGGCGATAGCATTGGCGGCGGCCACCAGGTTATCGTTCTCGGTCTGCCACTCGGTGATGCCTTGCTCGAACACGTTGGTCCGCTTGGCCCGCCAGTCGGCACTTCCTTCCTTGCCTATCTTCTTGGCTACTGCCCATGCCGAGATGGTCAGGCCCTTGGCGTCCAGCCACCGCTCGATGGTGGCGATGGGTGGAGGCTTCCCGGGACCGCGGCCATTGCCGACGAATTTCCAGTTGTCATTGGCAGCCAAACGGCCAACCACTCCAAAGGTATTCCCTTGGATGTTCTCGTAGGCATTCACCTCGGTGGTGATGGACTGCAAGGTGCCACCAGTGGCTATCTTGTCCCTGCTCTGCATCACCTCTCCGATGCCGCGCTGCAGCTCCACCATGGCAGCCTCCATGAGGCTCTTTGCACTGGTCAGGTCAGCTGAAGTAGCCATCGGGACAAGGTGCTGGGATGCGGTTGCGGAATGTCACGGTCATGCGGGCACCGGTGGTCATCTTGCCCACCTCGTCCCAGATGGCCGTCAGCGTCGGGCTGGTCTCAATGCCAAGGTCGATGGTCACGCCCTGGTAGACGGCGTTGTCAAGGACGTACAGCTGCCTGAAGCGGTAGAAGCACTGGCGGGCGATGCTCTCCATCCGCTCGTATGCATCATCGCGCTGGTCTGCCGTGCGGTCGCTGTCGGTATCATCAACAAAGATGACGTCCACGCCGAAGGTATCGAAGGAGATGTTCCCTTCGATTACCACTCCTGTTGTAGGGGGCTTCCATATACAGGCAGGGTAACTCAAGTCATGGTCAGCATCCAGTGCTGATGTCCAGTCACTGAGCCACGACACTCCCACGATATGGCTTGTCACCACACCCTTGAACAGCTCACGGATGATGTCAACGCCCACCATATCGGGCGAAGGTAGGTGCAAAGATATGGCGCCGTGGCCTAACCTTTAGGCCAAGCCTCAACAATTTCCATACTCCACTATTCCACTTGTGAAGCTTGTTTTTTGCTCGAAGTGCTTTTTGAGCAATACCCCCTATATATATATATAGAAGGAGGGTAAGTTCGGTGGAGTAGTGGAATGGCTACCGCTTGCGCCGCTTCTCGTTCTCCTTCATCCGCTGGTATCGCTGCTGGATGCGTCCCTGCAGCACGTCGCTGTCCCGCTCATAGCTGAGCACGGTCAGACACTCGGCGGTCGTGTACCGGACCACCTCGCCCTTGTCACCAAAGAGGGCTATTAGGATTGGCTTGAGCTGGGCAAGTCGGTAGATGGTGGCGAACCACCCGTAGCGTCGCTCAACGCGCTCGCTTCCTGCTGAAGCAGCTGCAGCGCGGACATCAGCCTCCGGCTCAAATACTGGTTCATGACGCTTTGCAATCGCGTCCCGCTGCTTAAAAAAAAAGCGGACAGCTTCATGGCATACTCCACCGGCATGTTGCGCATCGTGCTGATGCGCACATCTAGGTCGGTGCCGTCATACTCCTTGCCCTGCTCCACCAGGAGGATGGCGAGGATGACCGGCAGCATATCCACATCCGTGGTCAGCGTCTCCAGCCTGGCGTTTATGTCCGCCCACTGGCCGAAGGTGGTGTCAGCCTCTATGTTCTGGGGGACAACGTAGGTGATGCCACCCCATGCGAAGGTCGGCTCCGGCGTAAATGCATCCATGCGGGCCTTGGTGGCCTGGCCGAGCATGGTGCCCAGCGCCGTCACCAGTGCCTCCACGTCCGCAGGCTTCATCCGCCGCAGCTTCGTCTTCGGGATGCGCACCCACCGCCGGATCAGCTCGTAGGTCGCGTCGGCATCGTCGGGCGCGATGGGCGGGTTAGTGATGGCATACCAGTCGGCTATGGTGAGGTCCTCGAAGGGGAGGATGCGGTAATCGTGGCTGCTGCCGTCCGGCTCGTGGAGTGTGATGACCTTGCTCATTTGTTATTGCTTTGCCACCAATCGGTAGCGATGGCGACCGCTTGGTAGTATAGTGCCCACTGAAGTGTTGTTACTGGTTCTGCGATGCCGCCGATGTCCACGCCCTTCATGGCAAGGATGTACCGCCGTATCAACTCGGGGCCGCTCATCGCCAGCTCTTGCGTAGATTGTCAACGAAGGCGCCGCGCCGATGCGCTCTGCCCTTGCTGCGAAGGTAGTCAGACCCAACCACATCACCGCGCAGCTCCAGCACCATCCGCATCATCATCGCATCGGCAAAGTCCGGTGACCGCCCAAGCCCCTCCTTGACCTTCTCCTTGCCCAGCACCTTCAGCTTGCCGTCGCTGTCCACCTTGTCCCGCTTGACCCACCGCAGCTCGGTGCTGACCTCCTCGTGGTATCCATCTGGCTCCCACGCCACCAGCCCATCGTTGACGTGCGCCGCCAGCTCGTAGCTGCACTGGGCCTTGAGGTTCTGGTACTCTCCTGCCCCCATCACCTTGCCACCGCCCTTGAACGCCACGCAGCCCGGCAGCAGGTCCACCACGCCGCCGCCGATGCCGTCGTCGTCCACCACGATGCGCGACCGTGGCACGCCCTCCTGCTCCGCCAGCTGCCTGATGGCCGCGGCAGCCTCGGTGATGGCGTTGCGGTCCATCACCGTGACGTGGACCACCCGCAGCCCTGACCACAGCATGATGACCGTCCTGTCGCTACCATAGCGTGCTATGTCAGCGGTGATAGCCATCTTGCCAGCCTCCACATGGTCGGCGGTGAAGATGTCCATGATAGCGTCGGGTGCCATGAGCGCGGCAGGGTCGTAGTCGTAGTCCCAGTTGCCGAGGAGCAGGCGCTCACGGTCGGGGCCTGTCAGCCGCTTGAGGTTGTCGATGTAGTGCGGGCTAATGTGGCTATTGTCCGTCACAAGGGCCGGCACGAACGCTCTATGTGGCGCGAGAACACCTTTGCGCCACGGGTCATAGAAGTCGGTATAGACCCAGTTGCGGGCCGGGTTGCAGGTGAGGAGCAGCTTAGGGGTGAGGCCGAACTCGTCCAGCTTGTATCGGATGCGGCTGCCCACGATGGCCTTGGCCTTGGCCGTCACCTGGTTTGCCTCGTCGATGAAGGCCCCGGTGATCTCAAGGGAGCCGAGGTCGTCGAAGTTCGGGTCGCTGGGGTAGGCGAACAGGTCCTTGAGGATGATAGTGGACCGGCCTATTGTGATTGTTCCGGTCTGCGCATTGTAAGTGTAGTCACGGTTAGCAACCATGCCGATGCGGCTGGCTGCATCGAAGAAGGAGTTGAGCGTCGTCTCCTTCAGCGTCTTCGCCACGGCCCTGCCCATGAGCCACCGCGACCCTTGGTATTGCAGCGCAGACCACAGCAGCCACGACACGCCGAGGTAGGACTTCCCGCCACCGGCAGCGCCACCGTAGAGCACCTCACTTGTGCGGGGCGTCTTCAGGTAAGCCCATGCCTGTGCCTGCTTCGTCGATAGGTGGTGGGACAGGTTGGATGTCATCTATCATGGTGAAGCGGCTGGTCACGTCCGCGTTGAGGTCAATAGACTGCTTGGCCTTGCCGTAGCCACGATCCAGCAGCACCTCCGCTGCGCGGATGTCACCCTTGGCTGCCTTTGCACGCAGGGCCATCAGTATGACCTCCGCTGCGGTAATGCCGTCCTTCTCTTCGCCGAGCACGTTTGCGAGGAGCTTGTCCAGTTCTGGTAGCTTGTTAGGCCTTCCGCTACCGGGGTTCTTTCCCCCTGTTTTCAGCTTGCCGCCATTGCGACCCGGCCTCATATTGGTCTGGTCAGTCACGGGGATGTAACGGGGATTTTGAGCGCCGGGGTCGGAGTCGAACCGCCTGCCTCCCCACCGGAAGTGGGGTGCTCTACCGATGAGCTACCGGCGCGTTTTGGATATGGTTTGCGCAAGGGTTCAACCTTGCCCTTCATTGCTTCGTCAAGTGGGAACAGGTACTTGTGCTTTGGTGGATCGACTCTTTTGGGCATTCTACTCTGATCCACTCCAGCATCATCCACGGTCTTCTTATGGCTCCACTTGCCTTTATAGAAAACCTTAATGGATGAAGATGACCCACCACTATACAGCCAGCCCCCAGCTTGGTATACGCCCCCATGATGCCCCTGCAATGGGTCTGCATAGGATATGACCAACCTCAGTCCGGGGCTGCTTTCCTTTAGCCCCTTCATTGCAAAGCGCATGATGCGGGAAACAGGCCATGCATGAGCGCGAAGAGCAACCCGTACCAACTCACAAACCTCTGTCTGCTTCAACCCGTAGGGCTTCCCTATGTTGTTGTTCGCTCCATAGCTGAAGATGATGACACCGATGAACTTATCCCCCTCCCATGCTCCCATCTTGAACAACTTGCCAGCCGGAAGCACTTGGCTATAATGCCAGTTCTCCACGGCATACTTGGCCGCCTCATGGCTGCATGGCGCCACCTTCAGTATGGGCCTATCGGGTGAACTCATGGCCGCACTTGGGGCATTCAATCGGTGTCTTCTCATCAAGGCGTGGCTGTTCATCCATGCCCACAGGTTCAAAGTCCGGCATCTTCGGCACATCCAGCCCCCACTCTGTCAACTGCCCAGCATCCCACTGGTTGCCCAGCGCATCCCAGTCCCACTCCCCGAAGCCCACGTTGTCCTTAACGATGAACTCGCGGCACTGCTCCTCGGTCCAATGGTCAGCAAGCATCACCGGCGCCTCCTTCATGCCCAGCTCCTGCAAGGCCCGCAGGCGCATGTTGCCGCCCAGCACCATCAGCTTGCCGTCCTTGTCGGTCACGGCCACGATGGCGCGGTAGTTCAGCATGTCGGGGAAGTCTTGGATGGACTTCTTGAGCTTGGCGAACTTCTCGTCCCGCAACACGCGCGGGTTCGACGGGTTCGCCTTGAGCTTGGATAGCTTAACGGTTTCGGTCTTCATTCTTCTGCTCCTCTAAGATACGCTCGGTGACTGATTGCTTCCTGTGCAGTTGTATCCATGCGGCTGGAACCCATTCGAGGCCATCAACGAACTCAATGAGCCAGTTGCCGTCGACGTTGACGCAGTTGGAGCGGACCACGCCGATGCGGTGCCCGCCTCCCTTGTAGCTCACCTTGACGGGGTCACCGCTCTTCATTGCGCTCGATGATGTTTCGTGCCCATGTCCATGCCGGGTCTCCACCCCACAGCGCCCATGCGATGCGGCCATTGCTGGGGTAGCCATCCTCGCCGGGCGACCAGCCCTTGCCTTGCTTGTCGACCTCGTGCCGGTCAAAGTAGGCCTTCATCCGCTTGACGGTATCGAGGGGCAGGCTCTTGCGGTTGCTGATGTCACGAGCACGGGCGAGGCCTATCTCGGTACCACCGCGACCGTACTCACGTCGCCATGCCAGCCCCCGCTCGGCCTCTTTGACCATCGCGTCGGTGGGCTTGTAGCTCTCCACCTCAGCACGATGGCGCTCACGCTCGATGGCACGGCCGGCGCGCTCTGCCTCTTCCTTGGTGTCGAAGACGCAGGAGCCGCGTGGTCCCCACTTCCACTTGCCATTATTACAGCGCTGTGCGGGCATCTTTCTTGATCTCTTTGGCGAGCAGCCGGTAGTATGCTGCCCGGAGGAAGTTATCGTAGATGGCCTCGCGCTCGTGGCCCAGCTTGCGGACGATGCCATAGCGGCGCGGTTCCTCGGCTGCGATGGCGTCGGCTACCTCATACTCCTGGTACTCGACAGCGATGGCCTCGGCCTCTTGTAGGATGTCGGCAAAGCGTGGCATGTTAAACAGGCGTCTTGCGAGGTCGGCCGCGCTTGGGTTTCTCTTCGAGCCGTGGGGCGGCATCCTCATCCATTTGCAGGACGAACTTACGGTAGTCGGATGGGATGTCGTTGAGCGGGTCGTCCACGATGCGGCAACCGCGTGCCAGCAGGGCATTGATGAGGATGGCACCTTGGCGCATGGCACCCGGTGTCTTGCCGTCGGAGAGGGTCATGCGTGCTCTCATGTTACCATTTGCCCACTGGGCAGTTTTGCTTCTTGAACGCGGCCTTGAGGTCGACGAAGCATCCGCATACCTTGCAGTTGAGGCCGGGCCATGCGAGGTGCTCACAGGCATCACTGCCGTCCTCTGCGGTGCCACGGCAGATGGCGAGGCGCTGGGACCGCTTGGTCTCTGTTGCCTCTGCACCGATGGGCGGCATGCCAGCTGCATCGCGCAGGATGTTGACCACCTTCAGGTGGCACGACAGGCAGTTGGCCGCCTTGGGCTTGTAGCCTTGGATGGCACGCGCAAGGTCGAAGGCGGCAGTACGATGCTCACCCCAATGGACATAGGTAGGGCTATAGTCTATCTGAGATAGAATAGCCTCTGCCAGTTGTTTATGGTTCATCTTTGTAGTATGACCCGAAGCAAATATATAGTGGCATCCACTTGTTTCCACATGCGCCCTGAATTAACACGGCGGTGGCTTGAGCACACCTTGCCGCTGATGCCGGTGGTGGTGGCGGTGAGTGATGACGATGGGGAGGAATTGGCACAAGAGTATGGGCTGACTTATGTCAGAACGGAGAACAGGCCGCTGGGCGCCAAGCACAATGCGGCGATGGCGCTGGCGCGTGCGATGGACCCTGACGCGGTGATGATACTGCCGAGCGACGACTTCATCAACCCGGCCTACCTGACGGCGGTCATCAATAGCGAGGCGGACTACATCTTCCCCGGCTCGTGCGGCTTCTACGACACGGCCACGCGCAGGTCCTGCATGATGCGGTGGGACCGTGGCGACACGCTGCTGTATGGCGCGGGGCGTGTGGTCAGCAGGGCGGTGCTGGGTGCTGTGCCTCGGCTGTGGACACCGACGCGCCTCAAAGGTCTCGACCAGGATAGCCACTGCACCATCCGGGCGGCAGGCTTCGAGGCGGTCCCCATCAACGTGACCGACGGCAGCGTGTGCCTGACGGACATCAAGACGGGGACGAACCTGTGGGGTTATGACATTGTGAGCCATCGGGCAAGCAGCGTGGATGATCAGGTGGTCATGAGCCATGTCTCTTGGGCTATCTGATGCAGGTCAGGGTCACGGGTGGCGACCAGCATGCCACGCTTGGTGGCCTCTCCGATGCGGTCCTCGGTGTCGGTGGTGATGAGCCAGCCATCTTCTACCAAGTGGTCCCACAGCAGGCGAGCGCCCTCACAATGGGCATACCCTGCGGCGCTGCTGCCCACGTCATGGGCTACGATGATGCGCGGCTCCTTGAGGCGCATGGCAAGTATCTCCTCGCTAACGCTGTCAATGTCGTGGGCACCATCGACGAGCACCAGGTCAAATGGTTGCTCATCAATGAGCACTTCAACTCCCTTCCGCTGATGGAAGGTGCCGCGGTCGCCAATGACGCGGACGGCCTCCATGGTCCGGGTGATGTCGGCGAAGTGAGCGTCGGGCACCTTGGCGGCGATGAACGCGGAGGAGGATGCACCGGTGTGGACGCCTATCTCAAGGGTGCGCTGCACGCCGGTGCGCATGAGCAGGTACTGGAGCCACAGGATATGGCGGCGGTCCATGCAGGACCCATGCTCGTGCCATGATGGGACGAACGGGGTCAGGTCAATGATATCAGACAGGGTTTTCATAGGCTGTTGAGGATTGCCACCCTGTCCACGTTGGTGAGGTGGAGGATGAAGTCACCGGGTTGCCATGGCATCGGTGCGCTGTCGGGGAAGTTGCGGTTGACGCAGGTGTGGTGGACGGCGTTGAAGGTCCGACGCGGATGGCGGCGCACCTGACCGTTGAAGGTGGGGATGGCGTTCATCGCGCTGCGCAGGCCGTCCTGCTCCCAACAGCAGACCTGACGGACAGCGAACCGCTCGGAGTGACTGCGCCACAGGTCGAGGAAGAAGGCGGTGCTGGGCTTGTTCCACACGATGAAGTTGCCACAGGAGACGTAGGTGCTGGTCAGGTCGTCCGGCATCGGTGCACACCAGTCGATGCTGATGTCAATCACCTGCTGCCCATCGCGTAGCGCCTCAAGGTCCATGTCTCCGGTGACATAGCTGTCGGCATCCATCCACATGATGCCATCGTAGGAGCCGATGCGCTCGGTGATGAACTCCAGCTTTTGGTGGCTGGGATGGGTCCGGTCATGATAGCTGCGCACCGTCTCGTGCTTATAGCCACGGCGCTCGGCATAGACACGCTGGCTAGCAGCACAGCGGTCGCCAACCTCGGCCATGTTATCGGTGTAGCCTGTCAGGACAAGGATGTTCGCCATTGATCAATGGTCTTGATGCGGTTGTGCCAGCGGTCCAACTTAAAGGTCTCCTCTGCTTGCAACATACCCAGCCGCTCGGTCTCCCTTGGATTAGCCAGCGCCTCGCGGACGATAGCTACCAGCGCATCGGCGCTCAGGGCGGTGCCGTCGATGGTGTAGGCACCGCAGGCCATGCTGCGCAGGTACCGGTCAGAGTGGAAGCCTGTGCGGTGGAAGTGGTCCAGGTTGATGGCAATGATGGCCTCCTTGTAGACGGTGGCATCCTTGCCTTGGAGCAGCATCTTGCCGAAGCCCTTGCCGTAGCTGGCGAACTCTGAGGGGAATGCCTTGTGCAGCGCCATCACTTTCTCACGGCGGGCCTCGCTCAGCGGGAACCGATCGCGGTAGTCATTGCCAACGAATACCACCAGCCGCTTGTTGGTGATGCGGCCATCGGTGTTGTAGATGTCCGGGTCGTAGCCTATTTGCAGGAACCGCGCAGCGTATCCCATATCCTGCATGGCAATGACATCCGGCAGGTTGGTGAAGGCCGTGATATCAACATGCGGTGCGAGGTCGATGTAATGCTGCGGGATTGGGTCGCGCACATCGCCGGTCCAGTTGATGACCATCGTGCCACGGTCACGGATAGCCTTGAGGATTGTCTTGGACACCACATCCGGATTCTGCAGCTGCATGAAGAGCACATCGTGGTTGCATGTCTCCAGTAGGAGCAGCTGCCGCTCGGCGTAGGAGTAGCGGCCCCAGTCGATGCGGTCCACATGGTGTCCGAGGTCGGTGCATGCCCTGTCGAACTCAGGCATGCCCATGGCAAGGTGAAGTATTCTCATGACGGATGGACCATTGCGTATGGCGGCGGGATGCTGTAGGTCTTAGGCTTGCCACGGCCATCACCATAGGTGCGGTAGCCGGTGTTGTGCAGGTGGATGGCCCTCACCTTGGAGCAAGGGTTGGTAACCGTCAGGCCCATCACGCGCAGCGTATGTGCGATGGCATTGTCGCAGCCTGGCACTCCCATCGGGTATGGTGCATCCACGGACCACGGTCCTCCCCTGATGACCCATGCGTCCTGGCTGTCACCACGATGGTACGGCCACAGGTTGGCGCCACCCTTGTCGTCCCATCGGGAAAGCGCCCATACATGGTCAGCATCCAGCTTGTGCGCCTGCTCGGTCAGGGTGTGGTCGAAGTAGATGTCGCTGTTGGCAATGACGTTGACGTAGCCAGGCAGGCACAGGGTGAACATCTCGGAGAAGGTCGGACGGCCATGGATGGCGGTCACCTCGTCGAAGATGGCGGCGTTTTTGTGCCAGCAGTAGAGCAGCTCGGCCTCGCGCTCTTCGGGGCCGTAGAGTTCTTGGGGCTGGATGAGGTGTAGGTTCATGGTCTTACTACTTCAACGGTGAAGCCACGGGCACGCAGTTCGGCGTGGCGATACTCCTGCACAGGAGACAAACGGCCTTTGTTGGTCTTCACCTCAATGAACTTTAGTTGATCTGCCTTACAAAGGATGAGGTCAGGCACGCCGGTCTTGTTGCACTGGATAATCTTGAGCACCCACCATCCTTCGGCCTCATAGCGCTTGATGAGGGTCGCTTGAAATTGTGCTTCGGTCATGTCTGTAGTGCGCGGTGGTGTAGTCCTCCTTGTTCCTGACGGTCTTGTAGATGACAGGCTCCAGCGAGCGGGCGGCGAATATCCAGTGCACCCTGTTGGCCCGGTCTCGACCAAGGTACGATGCACGATCCCGTCCCTGCAAATAGCTGAGAGCTGAATGGTCGATGCTGAAGAATACCAGGTCGTCCGCGCTGCTCAGGTTGACACCCTCCCTGCTGCTCTGCACCTGCCCGATGTAGACCTTGTCGGTGGCGTTGAACTCCTCGGGGCTGTCTGTCCACCGCCCCTCGAACGCGGCCTTGAGCATGGCTCCCTCCGCTTGGAACTTGTATAGGATAGCGGTCTTTCCTTTACATAAGTGCTGCGATATGTAAAGGACCTTGCTGTTGTCGAAGGCTATCGCTCCATGGCTCTCAGTGATGACCGTGCCGCTGTAGATCTGATGCAGCTTGCTGAGCTGCTTGACCGCGGTGTCCGCCAGCACCACCCTGCGCCCCGGCTTGCCCACCACCCCATCGCGCATGATGCGACGGGCGAGGCGGTAGGTCCGTGGCAGCATCTCCACCTTGTGCACCTGCTCCTCAATGACGGTGGTGAACCCTGCCTGCTCTTGGGTGATGTTCACCGTGAGCGGCGAGATGTCACGCATGATGTAGTCCTCGCGGGCATCGCTGTAGTCCTTCACCACCGTACCGGTCCCCACTCGCTTCTCTTTCACGTTGACGTACTTGTCCACCCACCGGTAGAAGTTGCTATACTGCCCCCACGGCATCCGCGCCAAGGCGAACTGGTGGTAGAGCTGGCTGTAGGACTCCGGCGATGGCGTGCCTGACATCAGCATCAGGTACCGGTAGGTGAGCTGCTTGAGGTCCTTGAACCGCTTGGATGGCTTGGGATATGCACCTACGCCGTGGGCCTCGTCCACGATGAGCAGGTCCCAGCTGGTGCCCTTCAGATTTGGCAGTTGCTCGTAGTTGGTCACGGTGGCCTCCACGCCGATGGCCGAGGCATCACGCTGGATGGATGCGATGGCCTTCTTCTTGGTCACCACCAGCACCTTGGTGGCACCGATGTGGCGGGCGGTCTCGAACGCGGTCAGCGTCTTTCCGGTCCTCACCTCACCACGGAGATATGCAACGTGGTGGGTGAGGATGATGGTGGCAAGGCGCTTGGCCGCGTTGGTCTGGTATGGGCGTAGGGTTATCATTCTTTGATTTCCTCAACACTTGTAAAATCCAGCTCCGCCTCACTCTCATTTGAGAATCGGTCTTTTACCGTGTCAAGATTGCGGATAGCCTGTTTGTAATAGCTGTCCTTCAACTCAATGCCAATAGCCTTGCGGCCCATACTTACTGGGCTGTACACCTCCGACCCCACACCCATGAATGGCGTTAGCACCGTCTCGCCTGGGTTGCTGTATAGCTCAATGATGCGGTCGATAACATCAAGCTGCAAAGGGTGAACGTGCTTTTCGTCGTCATCTTCGCGGGCCTCTTTGAACTTCAGAACGTTGTCAATGCGGATGTCATCCCATACGCTTGAAGCGTACCGCTGCCAAATGATGTGCGATAGCTTGTTCGTGCGGTGGTCTTTCCAATCGCGGTACTTCGCTTTGATGTGCTCCCAAGGTCCATACCTGCGTTCCATTTCAGGCAGCAAAGGAGTTGCCCCGGCGTAACGCTTCAGCCCCTCCGGGTGCGTTACTGGCACTTCATTCTTTCCAGCCTTTTTGAAGATCAAAAGGTAGTCGGGCTGGGCCGTGAAGCATCCGGTACTATCTTCCACGATTAGCTTGTGCATCAGGCTTCGCACCATTGTACGGATGCGAACCTTTAGCGGTTCTTTCCAAATGGTGATGCGGTTCACAAAGTGGAACCCGTTATCGAGGTGCAGCTTTACGATGTCATGCGGAAAGTCATACAGATGGTTTTCCGTGACGTTCAAAAGAACGTCCTGACAATGCACGGCGGTGATGCGTCCCGGCTTGGTGACGCGGGCGATTTCTTTCACGAGAAAGGCGTATTGCTCCATGAACTGCTCCGTGCTTTCGCAGTTGCTCATGTCATTCTCCGAGCTGCTGTAATTGTACAGGCCCATGAACGGCGGGCTGTACACGCTCAAGTCGATAGACTTGTCCGGCAGGGTTGGCAGGACGTACATACAATCGCTATTGTAGATAGCGAAGTCGTCGGTGATCAGTTGCTGTTTAACCATTGTTTATGCGTGTTGTGTTTGTTGAAGGAAAGAAGGTAGTGAAACGGGCTTATCAAAAGCCGCCCGTGAAGGCTCGTGGTATTCGTTGAGGCTGTTATTGAGGCGCGTGAATAGTTCGTCCATCTTGGCGGACTTGCTGAACAGGCCATCTATCACCCGCTTTTGCCCATCGCTGTGAACGATGTCCACCATCACCTCCCGCTTCTGCCCAAAGCGCCAAAATCGGCGGATAGCTTGGTAGTACTGTTCATAACTGAAAGTCGGAAAGAACACGGTGTGTGCGCAGTGCTGCCAGTTAAGGCCGAAGGCGGTAATCTTCGGCTTGGTGATCAGCCGCTTGAGTTCACCCGAACTGAAAGCCATTAGTAGCTCTTCCTTTTTGTCAATGTCCATGGACCCGCTTACCTGCTTTGCGTCCTTGTCCATATGTTCCAATAGGTCGCCTTCGTCGTTGAAGTTGCACCAGTACACCGAAGCGTCATGACCTTGCACAAGCTCAAAGGCGCGTTCACATCGGCCCGTTTGTGTCATCTTCTGCTCTTGACGCACCTCGCTCATGGACTTGGCCACAATGTTAAACATTAGCGCCTGCCCATTTATTACCCAATTCTCTTCGTTCCGCACGGCGTGTAGGTTCGTGTGCAGCTTGGGTAATACGTGCATGGCATCGCTAAAGCCGTGGTCCGATGGTTTGCGCATCGAAATGGACCAGCCGCTAACCCACTGAAAGAATGCGTCAATAGCGTGCGGCTTTAGGTAGAACTTTGTGCCGATGTCATGGGGGCGGATATTGTTGTCATTGTTGGCAAAGTACTTGCCGAGCATATCCATATAGCCCATATATCCCAGCGCCTCCGAACTTGTCCCCAGCTCGATAAAGTCGTTAGGGCTTGGCGTAGCGGTGAACAGGTATCGGTAAGGCACGCGGCGCATGAACGCGGTAACGCTTGCTTTGATGGCCCCATCAAAGTTCTTCAGGATGGAACTTTCGTCAAGGATAACAGCACCAAAGTCATCGGCGTTGAACTTGTCGAGGCGTTCGTAATTGCACACCACGATACCGGCATCGTGCTTGCCGTCCTTGCTGTATTGGATGTCCGTTATCCCGAACTTCTCAGCCTCTTTAATGAACTGAAACGCCACGGCAAGCGGGGTCAGGATAAGGACAGGCTTGCCCGTGTGCTGTCGGTAATTGACCGCCGTGGTCAGTTCGATAAGCGTCTTACCCAACCCCGTATCGAGGAACACCGCGCACCGCCCTTTGCGGATGGCGTATTCGCTCACGTAGCGTTGGTAATCGAACATCCCGTCCGGGATATACCACGGATCTATCCCGTGGCTTGACGGTTTGTGCCGCTTGCCGTCTATGAAATCATCGTACTGCATGTGTGTGTGTGTGTTGTGTTTAGAATGGTGCTTCGTTTGGTTCAGCTTCCTGCTCTTCCTTCGGTGTGCCAGGTAGCACATACTTGGTGTAATGCCCGTTCTGGTTCCGCTCGCTCATCACCTCCCAGCCCTTGAACGCGCCGTATGCCTCCAGCCACATAGCCCATCTGCGTCCCGTCAGGTTGTACTTGAACCGATCCCAGTCCGGGTATTCCTTCACGAACGCCTCCATCAGCTGTGCCCGGTAGTGCACCTCGCCCAGCCGCAGCTTCGGCTCGTTGCTCTCATCATCCAGCCACTCCCAGAACTCCGGTGAGGTCTCGTTGATGAACTTGCGAATGTGTTGGGTCTCCCAACTGCACTCGTATAGCCCGTGCTCGAGGTACATCTGCAACGACCTGACCATGTAGTTGTCGAACCTCACCCATTGCAGGTCATCCCAATCCTCGAAGAGGTTATGACCGAACACCTGCTTTGGCCTCCTGTTAGCGTTGAAGTACGGCGACATTTCCACCTCCCACTTGCGCCGCTCGTGGCTCCCACCTTTGCCCTGCACCGTGTAGTTGGTGGTGATAACCACCTTGGGCGATAGCTCAACAGGAATGCGCACGGCATCCTTGTTCTTCTTCTCCACCTCAAGGCCCTCGGTGATTGCGCTGAACAGCCGCTCAAACTGGAACCTCTTGCCCACATCGTCGAACAGCAGTATCTGCGTGTCAGCGGTCACCGTCTGGTACGGGAAGCCCTTGTCAAACGAGAAGGTCTTACCGTCGATGATGCTCACACGCTTGAGCTTGCCGATGGCCTGCATGATGATGCCCTTGCCGCTGCCACCGTTCGGGTTCTCGTTGAGCACGCCATCGTTGTAGATGACGGCCACGTTGTTGGTCTTGTCCTTGTATCCGTGCAGCAGGTATCCGATGGTGGTGCGGTGCGCCTTGACCCGCTCCATGTTCTCGCTGCTGATCAGCTCCACGAACCGGCACCATTCGCCATCGTCGATGGCGTCATGGGCATAGGTGCGCTGTATGATATGGTCCGCCCATACATAGGCCCCTAAGTCGGCATAATCCACCAGCTCGACGCCGCCACCCTTGTAGATGCGCACCGCTGCGTTCAGGTAGAACAGCGTGCCATAGGTGGCCGTGTCACGAGCGAACGGCAACGTGAGTGCATCCAACATATTCAGGTATTCATCCTTGAACATGCCAGGCTTCCCGGCCATGAAGTTGTATAAGGCACGGTCTCCGATGCCTTCGATGAAGTGCATCACGAAGTCCTTGATGTTCGTCGTGGAGCAGTTGCGCACGAGGTTCTTGCTCACCTGCACGAACACGAACATCCCGCCAGGCGTCGGGTAGAACTTGCGGAAGCCATGCAGCTCAAGGAACTTCTTGAACTTGTAGTTGTCCACCTTGACGCGGCCCTGCTTGTCCTTGGACCACCAGCTATTACTGTCCACATCCCCGATGACATCCTCGATGGTGGCTGCCCGTTCTGCCTTGTCCTTGATGAAAGGCTCGACCTCTTGGTCGATGTCATCGAAACAGGCGCCAGCCTGGTAGCGGCTGCGGATATGCTCCTCCGTCTCGTCGTCATTGAAGCCCTCCGTTCCGTGTGCGCTGGTGTCACGGTAGGCGCTGTCCACCACCCGCATGATCTCATCCACGTCGAAGCCCTCCTGCGCATACTGCTTGAGGTGCGTTTCGGCCGACAGCTTGGCTACGCCAAACCTATTCATCGCTGATGCCAGCTTGAACAGGTTATCGTTGCGCTGCCCCTCGGTGATGGGAAACCGACGGTCGCTCCACTTCTGCAGCTTGGCGATGATGCGGTCAGCGCTGCGAAGGACCACGCGAGGCCGCTCGGTGGCGAACCTATATGGCTGGTCCTCAACGATGGCGGTGAACGTCTCGCTATCGGGGTTGTGGTAGATGTCCGGGTCCCAGCTCTCGTAGCAGACACGGGACAGGTTGCCATTCTTAGGATCAAAGTCCTCCCTGTTGAAGTACTCCATCAGGGCGCGGAACCGTGCCTTGTGCTCCTTGGCGTTTGCAGGCACCTTGAACACCGCCTTCAGACCATCACCGCTGGGGCTGGTGAAAAGGACGTGCGTGTACTTGTCCGCGCAGAGGGTTGTGCGCAGCGCCTCTAGATCTGTCACATGGTCGAAGTCGGCGACCATATATCCGCTGTGCCGTTCGATGCTGCGGTCCTCACGGCGCAGGAAGGTGCCGGAGAAGCAGATGGACATCAGCTGCTTCTTGAGCTTGTCACGCTCGGCCTTGGTCTCGATGGTGCGGATGCGCTCGATGAGGGCGCGGTTGCCACCAGAGCGGATGCGGTCAATGACCCACGCCATATCCCGGTCGTGGGGCTGGTCGACGTTGTTGATGTCGCGGAAGACGGAAAACTTCATGATGCAAAAAGGTCGGCCCCCACGTTCACCATCCACCCCGGTCAGAGAGTTTCAGGTGCCCGTGAGGGCCGATGTGTTTGGCGTTGTTTCTCATGGCTGCTGACCCAGCCTCCATGCCCTATTGCATGGACCGGCAAAGTTAGAACATTTCTCTACTCTTTCGACATGGACCGCAAAATAAAGTCCATTCCACTATTCCACTTGTGAAGCTTGTTTTTTGCTCAACATCGAAAGTTGGTCTCTGCCCTATATATATAGGGAGGAAGGAGGGTAAGTTATCGAGCATCTTGGAATAGCCTACTATGCTGCTTCCTGCAAGCCGATGGTGACCGTTTGAGGACAAGGCCGATGGTCCACCAGTCATTGTCCAGCTGCTTGGCAAGGCGCAGCAGTGTCTGCTGGTCCCTGACACTCCAGACGCTGTACCCGTTGGAGATCATCTCCACCACCGTGTAGTCCTCTCCGGTGATGCCAGGGCGGTCCTCGAACAGCTCCCAGCCGCCTCGCCCAGATGGATGCCCGGCTTGTCCGAACGCATAGTCGAGATAGCTCTCGCTGCCCACGCGCTCACCTGCCTGCAGCTCGGCCCAGCTTAGGTGCTTGACCTCGCCATCGTGCAGGTAGCTCATCGCTGGGCCTTGCTTGCTTCCGGGTTCGGGATACCACGGCTTGTCCAGCCACTTGCTTTTGATGGTTAAGGTGCTTGCCATAGAGTGTCTCAGGTTTATAAGAGCGGCCTCCGCCAGTTATCCAGCAGCGGCACTCCCGGTGATCGAAGAGTTCTTTCATTGGTTGCGCTCGTTTAGCATGGCATCCGCATGGGCATAGGCATGCTCCGCCACATTGCTATAGCCATCCATGCCGTCGGCTATCAGAGCCTGCATAGCCAGCCCAGCGAAGTAGTCACGCAGGGCAACCTTGTCGGGGATGACCTCCATCTCCCTCTTCAGCTCCTCGATATGGTAGAGCGACATCTTGCCCAGGTTGCGGATTTGCTTCAGCTCATCGTAGCTGGGCAGGTCATCCAGCGTCTCGATGCCGGCATCCAGCAGGGCGTTCTTCGCCCGGTTGCTCAGCTTGGTCTCACTTATCTTCATCGCGGAACATTCTGTCGGCCAGCCACCGTGCCTGCTCAGTCTGCGTGCCTCGGTCTGGGTAGCCATTGGTTTGACATTGTGTGATGATCTCATGGATGCGGGCCACTGCTCGGGGGGAGAGGTTGGACCCCTCCGCCCCTTGCAGCCTATTGATGAGGCCCCACACCATATCGTTGGTGGCCTGCTCCATGCTTAGAACACGTCCCCGTCCATCGGCACGGCGTCGAACACGTCGGCACCGCCCTTGTTGTGCGGCACATGCGTCAGCACTTGCACGCCACGCAGGTACAGCTTCACGCCGCTGCGCTTGTTCTTCGTCCATGGGATGAGCGTCACCGCCACGTTGCAGACGGACCCGTTACCGACCTCATCGGTAAAAGCAGCCTTCTTCGCGTCCACAACAATGGGCGGCGTCGTCTGGGCACCAGCCTTGGTGAGCGTGCTGCGCTTGGCTACGAAGAACTCATTACCGTCCTTGTCCTCCTTGGGGTTGCATCCGCGTGCCATCAGAGCATCGCGGTCGTCGTCGTTGACGTAACAGTTTACGCTCCATTCTTTCGGCGCGGTGTCCTCGTACGCCTTCCCCGGCTCGTGGACCTTCGCCCACTTGACACTCACGTTCTTGAGCGTCATCTCCTCCAGTTGCTTCTTGTTCTCCATGTCTACTACTTGTTGATGTTGTGCTCGCCGTTGAGGGCCGCGAGCTTCGCCTCGGTGTTGTTAATAGCCATTGCCATCGCCGTCTCCGTTGCCATCGCCGCATCCGTAGCCGTCGCCGTAGCCATCGCCGTAGCCGTTGCCATCGCCGTTGCCGTAGCCGTCGCCGTCGCCGTCGCCGTAGCCGTTGCCATCGCCATTGCCGTAGCCGTCGCCGTCGCCGTAGCCGTAGCCGTTGCCGTCGTCGTCGCCGAAGCCGTCGCCGCGCAAGAGAATGTATCTATTCATCACCATCCTTTGTTAACGGAAATTGTCACGATTGGCGTGCATCGCACGGTTCCATAAGCATCGTGCTTAGTACCTTGAAGAGGCCCATTCACAAGCTCACCAAGTCCTTGTTTCGTCCCCCACAAGCGGATATTCCGGCAGTTGGTGATTGTCACGCTACCGTCGTCATTGTCGTGGCAGTTGCCAACGAACACCCATCCACGGTCGGCAACGATGATACGCACATCACCGATAGCCTGCGCATCTTTGCGGACGTATTCGATGCCATCAATTGTCTTGTCCATGTCTACTACTTGTTGATGTTGCGCTCGCCGTTGAGGGCCGCGAGCTTCGCCTCGGTTTCGGTTAACTTGATGCGGGTCACACGCCAGTTGTTGGTGCTGATGCGGTCACTCTCACCGGTGGTGAGGCTCTGCATCATGTGGTCGCCGAACAGCTTGAGGTCCTCGATAAGCCTGCTGCGCAGGTGCTCGAGGTAATTGCGCTCGGCGAGGTAGGCATGCTCGCGGTACTCCAGGTCATAGTCGCGCTGGCTGGCGTAGTCCTGGTAGGCTTGGGAGTTCTTGGTGAGGCTCATGGTCTTAGATGTTATCGAGGAGGAGGTTGATGCGGATCTTGGTCAGGCGGTAGTTGCGGCGTGTCCGGTCGGGGATGCTGCAGCCTGCATCCTTCCACGTCTGTGCAGAGCGGGCAAGAGTGTCGAGGCGGTCGATGGCATCAGCGATGCGCAGGGCTAGCATTGCCTTGCGGTCGTTGGTCGTGCGGGCATCGCTCACGCGTTGAACGAAGGTGGCCCAGAGGTAGTCAAAGTGTTCCATGTTGGTGGTGGTGTTGATGGTTAGAACCAGTAGAATTCGCGGAGGGTGTAGCCCATGTCTGAGGCCTTGCAGTCGAGCACGTTCTCCACATGCTCACGCATCAGGTCCTCAGGCATCTCGCACCAGCGGCGCGGGCTGCCATCCTCGACCGGCTGGCTTGTGATCTCGTGCAGGTTGGCGGTGGTGACAATCATCTCGTCGTCGGTGTGGTTGTTCCAGACTGCGAGTTCGATGTCCCCTGTCTTGATGTTGATGCTGGCGTACATGGCGGTAGCGGTGTTACTCGTTGGCTTGCTTGCGGTATTCAGTCAGCTTCTTGTCTGCGCCCTTGGCCGTGCGGTAAGGCTTGCTTAGGAAAAGCACATCGCCATCACCATAGCTATAGATGGCGAAGAACATGCTTCCCGTGTAATACACGAAATACCCACGGTTGCCAATCTTTTCTTTTCCGTTGATGAGAGTGTTGTTCATGGCGTTGTGTCGTTGATTGTTTGCCAAATGTACGGCGAACCGGACACGGTGCAACACCAATGTACACCAGTAGTCGCATTCTTGTACATTAAATGACATATCCCGACCACCAACGGAAATAGCTTGCACGGTCGGTGCGGCCCGCCGTAGGTTTGCCACCATGAACACCACACCCAAACTCCGCAAGGCCATCAAGGCCGAGTTGCGTGCCCGCAAATGGACCATCGGCGAGCTGGTTCGCCGCTCCGGTGCGCCCAAGTCCACCGTCCACACCTTCCTGCGTGGTGATGGCGACGTCTACTATTCCACCGCCATGCAACTTCTCAAAGCCATCCAGTCATGAGCACTCCACGCATCAGGTCCACCGTCCGCCCCCAGGTCACACCCAGCCACAACGAGGTGTACCTGAATGCATGGATTGAGCTGCGCCGCCTGCGTGGTTGGACAGAGGAGCAGATCAACCGTACCTTAGAGGCATGCAAGCGCGCATCATCCTCGCCTCGGTCCTGCTCGTAGGCTGCTCACCTGAGCGCCGCCTGCAACGGCTGCTGTCACGCCATCCTGAGCTGCATCGGACGGACACCATCACCGTGGTGATGCCGGCCGATACAGTCATGGTCCGTGACACGCTGACGCGTCACGACACCATCACCATCACTAACGACCGGCAGACGGTGCAGATCGTGAGAGTACCCACGGGCAGCCCATGCGATACCGCAAAGGTGGTGCTGGATGTGACCGGCACCGTCAAGGCCGACACCGTGACCGTGACCGTGGACCGGGTAGTGCCATGCCCGACCAATACCAAGGTGAGCAGGTGGTGGCGCACCGCCGCCATGGTCATGGCCGTGATGTGCCTCGCGATGTTCCTGCTTTACCGATATCCACCTCATCGCCATGCGTGAGACCTTCCTCCAATACATCACCAGGTGGTCCGGCTTCGGCCTGACGCCTTGGCCCGCAGCCATCATCATCCATCTCTTCGGCGTTGCCTCTATTGTGATGGCCTTTGAGGAGAGCGCGTGGGCCTTGCTTGGGCTTATGGCTCCTGCGTTGCTGTGGTTCGGCACATGGATGAACTATACCGGACGATGGAAGTGATAGCCATCTGCGCCTTCACGGTCTTATACGCCATCTGGTGTGCCACAGATGACCACCGTCAGATAGCTAATCATGGGCATATCGACCACCGCGAGCAATGGTTCATCCGGGCTGTGGTGATGAGCATCGCCTGCCTGTTGATTGGCACTTTGCCGATGGTGGTGGCGATGGCGTTCCTGTTCAGCGCCGTGTTCCGCTTCACGCTCAATTATCTGCGCGGCCTGGACTGGCGGTATGTCTCAGCCTCCAACATCTACGACAGCGTGTTCATCTGGGCCGCTCGTGGCAATATCCATCGAGCTGGCATTGTCGCCTACATCACCGAGCTGGTGGTTGTCATATTGCCCGCCTGCTGAAAGCGACGACCGACGAGGCCTTTGGGTTGATCTTGCGCTCCTTGTTGCCTGCCCATCCCTTGTGGAAACGCACGCAAAGGAACTGCCCACCCAGCGGCCTCGGTCCTCCGCCTCTCTCCACATGCCAGCCACTGTGGCCGTCGGCATACTCGTCCTTGTAGGTCGAGCATCGGATCATGAGCAGGTCCCGCGTCACCGGCTGGTACTGCGCGTCCAGCATCTCTCTCGTGTAGGTCACCACATAGTCGTTGTGGACGTGCCCCATCACGATGGCGTCGGCACCCTCGGTCTGGGTGCTGGCACGGTTGTGCTGGATGGTGCCCTTGGTGACCGGAGCACCACCACCGCTGCCGTGGTAGTACTTGATCACATAGCTCTTGCGGGTGCCGGTCATGTTGCCCATCAGCGTGTACCAGCCACCATAACCGCCGGCCATCACCCTGTGCCCGCCCTTGGCCTTGCTGTTTAGGAGGCTCACGAAGCGCTGTACCACGTCGGTCTCCATCCGCTTGAGGATGCTGGTCTCATGGTTGCCGAGGCCAACGATGTCGATGTATGGCTGGTAAGGGGCGAACCACTCAGCAGCCGTCTCCACCACCGCGTCAAGGTAATGGTTGACGTTGTGCTCCGGCCTAATGTCGCTCTTCTGTTTGCGTGGGTCATAGGCACCCTGCATGAGGCAGAACGTGTCGCCGGGCATGACGATGCGCGCGCCCATCTTAACTGCCTCATCGAGGTGCCGCTTGAGCAGGTCGCGCTTGCAATGTGGGTTGTCCCAGTGGATGTCGGGGCAAAGGAACACCCACTGCTCAATGTTGGAGAGCTTGGTGTTGACCTCGTAGATGTGGCTGGTGCGGGTGACCTCTCTAAGCATACTCGGTGCGGGCATCAAATGATGGGCAGGCCTTGCTGACGCCTGGGAAGTCACGATGCCCTTGGACGGTTGCGTTGGGGTACAAGGCGCGCCACTCGTTGATGACGCGCAGCAGCGCCACCTTCTGCTCAGGCGTGCGGTTGTCGAGCGGTCGGTTGTTGGCATCCACGCCGCCGATGTAGCTGACGTGTAGGCTGGTGGCGTTATGCCCCTTCACGCCGTTCGTCGTCGCCTCGTCCGGTGCCAGCCTCACCGCGTTTCCGTTCGGAAGTATCAGAATGTGGTAGCCGGGGCTGCGCCATCCCATCACCTGCCTCCAGTACCGTTGGATGCTGGCGACAGTCGCAGACTGTGGCGTAGCGGTGCAATGGACAACGAGATGGGTGATACTCCGCATGGGCGCGATTGACTATCAACGCTTGAACATCTTGCCGAGGAATGCCTTGACCTCGGTCACCAGGTCGAGGCCTGTGACCTTGCCGATGTTCTCAAGGTTACTGAGCAGCTCCCGGCTGACGATGACACCAGCGGTGACGGTGGTCACTCCCAAGGTATTTCCCAAGCCGAAGGACAGGTCAACGCCGCGGCAGATGAGGATGGCGAGCATGTAGAGCACGACCTTCTCAATGGTGCCTCCCATGCCTTTGCTGTTGAACACCTTACCTGAGGCCCGCCATCCCGTGTACATGTCGCACAGGACCAGCGCCCCGATGAGGAGCAGGTAGTGCTTGACCGGGACGATGAACGAGGCGGCTGCGGCGCATGCCACGCTAATGAGGTGTAGCAGCCACGCCCCTCCGCTGGGGTCGATGGTCTGCGAGGCGAGATGCTTCAAGCGTTCGGTGTTCATGGTTGCAGTTCTTCGGGTACGTCAGGAGGTGTAGACAGCGGGCGATAGAAGATGCCTTCGCTTGCCTCATACCAGTCTCCTATGCCAGCCTTGAAGTCCGTGTCCTCCATGATGCTGTCGTGCGGATGGTGGCCATTAGGCGATCTTGTGAGCGATGATGTAGCCGTATTGGACGCTGACATTGTTGGCGCTGCCGCCGCGCACCAAGCGGGCCTGCACTACTGATGAATTGGCCCCCGTCACAATAACGCCACGGGTCAAGCAGAACAGGTCCGCGTTGGCCGTGGGGACGGTCGTTTGGGTCAACACGTCATCGCTTGCCGTGATGTCATTCAGCGCCGTGGTAATAGGGTCCACCAAGGTCCGTTGCTGCTGTGCAAGCAGGTGGATCTTGGTCGGGCTGTTGGTGAAGCTGAACGTCTGACCAAAGCCCGTGGATGTATTGGTGGACTGGCAGACGATGTAGGCGTAAAACTGATAGATGCTATTCGCCTGCAAGGTCACGTTCAGCCCGGTCACGTCAACGAGCGTTGCGCTGCTCGTGCTGAACGGCGAGGAAATGCCGGAGCGCGATGTCTGCGATGCCAGTTCATACCGCGCATCCGCATCGGCCCGCGTGGGGATGCTTGTCGATGCCGCCACCCCAATGGCCCGCTTCGTGAACGTGTCCGCGCCCGTCTGCTCGACAAGGCCCGCCGTGGCGTTAAGGCCCGCCAATGCCGTGAGCGTGGCGTCTGCGCTTTGGAAGTCGGTGGATGCCTGCGTTGCCGCTGTTCCGAGGCCAAGGGCTGTTCGCGCGTTGGCTGGGGTTAAGTTCTCCCAAACGCTGTCGGTCGCATTCCAGAACAGCCCCGCCGTATTAGTCGCAGGCGTAGTGATGCGGACATCATGCAGCTCACTCAGCTCAAACCCGTTGAGGGGGTCCACATAGATGATGCCAGCCCCTCCCGCCTTCTTGATGCAGTATCCAACCCGTACCATGTGGGCAGGGGCTACTGGCTTGACGTTGGTGATCTGTCCAGCCACGGTTGGAGACAGATACAAGACGTCCCCCTCGTTAAAGGAGTTGGTATTGATGCTCCTTATCAGACCACGGGTAATGACGTACCCGCTGGCATTGTTAGCGATCGGCTCTGCGACAAGGCCAATGGTCTCTGCGCTGTTGGGGTCTCCGTCTCCTTGGGCCAAGGCTATCTTGAGCCGGGTGCCGCTTGACCCGTTGACCCTGATCACCTGACCCTTGGTCATCGGGCTACCGGTGTCGTTGTAGCACAACACATGAAGGTCGGTGCCGATCAAAGCAGCGACATTGCCTCCGGCCAGACCAACTTGAGGTGAACCCTCGGTGCTGTCCCACAGCATACGGCCAGCGGCGGGTGCGCTGGTCGGGGTGGTGTCAAAGTCTATCGCGTCAACCTGACCCAGCTTGCCGTTGTCGTCCAGCAGAACTGTGCTGTTCTGG